GGTATTGGGAAATACAATACAACGCTGCAACTGCGGATCAATTGGTTGGGGTGTACAAAACATCTGCAACCACTATTTCGGTTACGCCAACAACCAATGTTATTGGTGTAAGGTTTAATGCCGACACGGGAGATTTGGATTACACTGTTGACGGAACATCATACAGCTCGATTGCCACAGGGCTTACTGGAGGAGGATACATTCCATACGCAGCCTCTGCAACAAACGCTAAAATTATCTATGCCAACTTTGGCCAGCGTCCGTTTCAGTATACGCGACCTGCCGGGTTTAACGCGCTTAACACAAACAATCTTTCAAATCCAACAATTGTTAATCCGGCAAATTATGTTGCCGCCACAATCTACACTGGCACAGCTAGCGTGCAATCGTTGTCAAACAGCACAAACGGCGTTTCATTCCAGCCAAATTTAGTGTGGATTAAATCTCGGGCGTCAGCAAATCATGCGCTGTTTGATTCTGTAAGAGGGGCAACAAATTACATTTCATCTAGCACAACTGCAACTCAAGTTACTAATGCCAATACGCTTACGGCGTTTACCGCAAATGGATTTGATCTTGGCACAGACATAACGCTGGTTAATGCAAATGCTGGTTCTTATGTGGCGTGGCAGTGGAGGGAAAGTGCCACCTCAGGAGTAGACATTGTTTCGTACACAGGCACAGGCGCAAGCACTACAATTGCCCACAATTTAGGCGTTGTTCCTGCAATGATTATTGTAAAACGGTTAACTGGAGCTGTTAGTAACTGGCAGGTATATCATATCTCAATCCCGGCTACAGACAGCATGCAGCTTAATACGCAAAATCAAGCAGCGGCGGCTCCAACAGTGTGGGACAATACAGCTCCAACCTTAAATAGCTTTAGCATTGGGGCGTCTTCTGATGTAAATGCCATTGGCATAAGTTACATTGCATATTGTTTTGCTGAAATTTCAGGGTTTAGCAAATTTGGTGTATATCAAGGCACCTCAAGTTTTGTCAGCCCATTTGTAAATTGCAATTTTGCGCCTAAAGTAGTTTTAATAAAAAATTCAACTTTAAGTGGCGTTGGGTCTAATTGGCTTATTTACGATTCAGCTAGAGGAATAAATGTTAAGCCTGAGCTTAGAGCGAACTCATCGAATCCTGAAGCAGCAAACACTAGCCTTGATTTTATTTCAACTGGGTTTAAAATAAGAAGTAATCAAGCCGATCTAAACGGAAGCGGAAGCAATTATATTTTTGCAGCTTTTGCAGAAGCTCCATTTAAACACGCATTAGCCAAATTTTAACTTATGGCTCACTTTGCTGAAATTATTGACGGTGTAGTTCAACGTGTAATTGTTGCAGAACAAGACTTCATTGACGCCATTCCGGGCCAATGGGTTCAGACTAGCTATAACACACGGGGCGGCCAGCATCCAGAAGGGCGTCCATTACGCAAAAACTACGCTGGCATTGGCTATGTTTACGATAGTGTCAGAGACGCTTTCTACGCACCTCAGCCATACTCATCTTGGGCATTGGACGAAGAAACATGTTTTTGGAACCCGCCAACCCCACATCCAGCCGATGGAAACGCGCACACATGGGATGAGTCATCATTATCTTGGATTCCTGTTTCTTAATTTATGGCAAGAAAATCTGTATCACTCGCAGTAGGTCGCGGCGAAAAGTTGCCTGTGTCCAAAGGTGCAGGCCTAACAGCAAAAGGCCGAGCCAAATACAATCGAGCTACTGGCAGCAACCTTAAGGCTCCTGCGCCCAACCCAAAAACCAAGTCTGACGCTGGCCGTAAGAAATCATTTTGTGCTAGGATGGCTGGTGTCGTAGCCAAAGCAAAAGGCCCAGCAGAACGGGCTAGAGCAAGCATGAGACGCTGGAAGTGCTAATATGAAAAAAGGACTCTACGCCAATATCCACGCCAAGCGCGAGCGGATCGCCGCTGGCAGTAAAGAACGCATGAGGAAGCCCGGATCAAAAGGCGCGCCAACTGCAAAGGCTTTTAGACAATCGGCCAAAACGGCCAAGAAGAAATAGGTATGGACGAGTTCATCAGCAAGGTGCTCACCCATATCTTCGACCAAGGCTTGACGGTCTCCCTGCTGGCGTTGGCCCTGTACTATCTGCACAGCAAACTAAACAAACTAGAGGTAAAGATCTCAGAATGCGAGCAAGACAGACTCAAGCTCTGGGAACGAATCGCTCAACTCCACGACTAATCCTATGAAAGAACATCTCAAACAACCATCCACTTGGCTCGGACTTGCTAAACTTGGCGCTGCCCTCGGGCTGTACAGCACTGGCATCGGTGGAGCCATCGCGCAGGGCGTTATGGCAATTTTTGGCATTATTGACGTAATTCGTAACGAGAAACGGTGATTGACGAGCGATCAGCCAAACACATCGCAACTCTGCTTCCCGAAGTTCAGGACGCATTTACAGCTTTTTTGCTCGATGCCAAACAGATAGCGGCCAAAGACGGCTTGGACTATAGGGTCATCTGCGGCACTCGGTCATGGAACGATCAAGCGGCTCTGTACGCCAAAGGACGCACTGCACCGGGACCGATAGTCACCAATGCCAAGCCAGGATCATCCATGCACAACTTCGGACTCGCCATCGACTGTGGCGTGTTCAAGGGCAAGGTGTACATGGATGATAGCACGCCAGCCGACAAAAAGATCGCTGACCTTATGCATAAGCACGCCTCCACACTGTGCGCCAAGCACAAGCTGCGCTGGGGCGGCAAGTTCAAGAAGCTATACGATGCGCCTCATTTTGAGTACGATACTCCTTATACTCTTGCTGACCTGCGCTCTCGCAGAGAAGCAGGAAAATCTTTAATCGCTTGATCCTATGCCTAAATCCATGAAATCCCTGTTGATGATCCTTGGCGGCCCAACCGCCGGTAAAGGACGCTCCTGTCCAGAATGCGACTCTCCCATGGAAGCTGACGGTACTTGTTCTGAGTGCGGCTACGGAGAGGAAGAGGAGTACGAGGACGAGGGTGAAGAAGAGGATGAGGACAACGGCCATATGGAGCGTATGGTTGAGATCCGTGACGATCTTCAGCGTGTGGTGGACAAGCTCAGTAAGCTTATTTCCTAATGGCACAAGAGATCCAAGTTGAAGGCGATGATATGTTTATTGGCTTTGCCAGTAGGCTGGATGCTGCCAACTTGAAACCCGGAATGCTACAGGCGAGCTTTAACACCCGCTTGCAGCGCGGAGTGGCACAGCCCCGCAAGGGAACCAAGCGGCTTACTGACAATGATCTTGTGTCTTTGACAATGGTTGGATCAGGGTTGTACGTTGACGACGCAGGGCATGACAACATCGTGCTGGTCTTTACGGACAAGATGTACTTGTACAGGCCAGCTCAAGGCTCAGAACATGAAGATTTAAGCCAAGCATTTCTGTTTCCTGCCAACAGAACAATTGCAGTGGGCGGAATTTGCGATGTAGTGGCGGCGCTTAATAAGATCTACATCTTTCGCGGTAAGTACGACAAAACGACGTTCGTTGCAGCCGAGTCTAACCCTGACATCCTCAACGGTGACACTGGAACGATCACAATCACGACCACACCAGCGCACGGTTACACCACAGGCGACGAGGTAACTATCGGGCGCACAGACGGCTCAGACACGGCGGGACAGGCCGTCACGGGCAGTTACGTCATCACGGTGACAAGTCCGACCACGTTCACGTTTGAGTACGACAACAACACTGGCTCAACCTATGCCACACGAACCAACCAGACAGGCTGGACAGCTCGACGCGGGAAGCCACCGTTAATATGGCAGGATGGGCAGGCGGCACTTTCGTTTGCACAGCAAAAGTCCACAATAGACGCTGGCGTTGTTACAGGCATCACGCAATCTGTGCCATGCGCTGATTTTGGGTTGTATTTTCAGAACAGGCTTATTGTTAAATATGGCGATTATCAGATATTGGTAAGCGACATTTTAAGCGAGCAGTGCGACACGACGCTAAACAACTTTACGATAAATACTGGCGGAAATGACTCGATTGTGGGGGTGCTGCCGTGGGTGCAGGATCAGTTCTTGGTCTTTATGACTAAGAGTATTTATGTTGTTTACGTTGAGACTGACAACTTTGCCACTGATTCACCCCCGGGAGCGCAGAGCAGCACAACAGTGGTGACGACCGAGATTGGTTGTCTGGCCAGACGTTCAATCGTTTCTGCGGGTCAGTTTGTATTTTTCCTTTCGGCCAACGGCGTCCACATGCTGACGCCCCAGCTTGACTTAAAATTACTAGGCAACACACTGCCGCTCAGTGAACCGATTGCAGACTTTTTTGACTCCATAAACTACGACACTGTTCAAAACTCGGTTGCAACTTATTATAACAATCGTTTCTACATTGCTATGCCAACAGGCGACGCAATAAGAAATAACAAGATTCTAGTGTACAACACTCTTAACCAAGCATGGGAATCAATTGACTATTATCCTGCTGGGTTATTCTCAGATAACTTGATCTTGTCCGCGTATATCAATCAACGCAGGTTAATGATTATTACCAACTTTGCTGGAGAAGCCCAATATGGCGGCGTCTTTTTAAGTGAGGAGCAAGTTGAAGGCGACGAGTTTAATACATCTAATGCAACGCCTGTATTGCCGTTTAATTTATTTCCGGCATCCATTCAGCAAAATGGGCAGCCAGTTAAAACTGAGTCTACTTTGATTGCAAGCACGCAGAATTTTGTCCATATTCCTGCATCTGTAAAAACTAGAGAGTACACGTTTGGCGGCGCTTCTGAAAAGCGGTATAGCAGGGGCGAGTTTAGTTTTAGCAACGTGCAAAATGATTTTGTTGAAATTGACGCAACAACATACGACCCAGACTCTACTGAAACGGTGCTAAAATACAGCTTTAGCGGAAACTCAGATGGCACGCTCCGCCCAAGGATAGCAGCACGGGGAACGTCGATTGCTTGCGCTGTAAATTTTGTTGTTGGAAGACCATCCTTGAAAAGTATTGCTGTTTATGCTATAGCAGCTAATAGACCAATGATCTCGCAGGAGTAACTTTATGTCCGCTCAGCAAATACAAAAAGGCACAACCTATTCAAATTACCCTAGCAGTAATTCGCAGGTAACTGCTCAAAATCTTAATGACCATGTAGATAACGCAATTCTACTTGGAGGTGCTATTTCTTCGCAAACCCAATCTGCGCCGCAAGATTCAGATTATATTTTGTCTGAGCGAGGTGGATCTTTATTTAAATACACGATTAGTGCAATAAAAAGTTTATTTGAAAGTTATTTTCCGCTGCGTTCTGGATCGAGCATGACCGGGGAGTTGTTGCTTTCCAGTAACACGCCAAGCGTTGCCAATGCGGCGGCCAGCAAGGCGTATGTTGACGCTCAAGCGGCAGCGGCGACTTTGCCCGGGGCAATTGTTATGTGGGGTGGATCAACAGCTCCGTCTGGCTGGCTGGAATGCGATGGCCAATCTACTTCTGGCTATCCAAATCTTATTGCTATATACGGATCAGCCGTACCAGATCTTCGTGGCGAATTTGTTCGCGGATGGGATCATGGAAAAGGTATAGATCAAGGACGCGGGATTAAAACTTATCAAGGTCAAAGCATACAACCGCACACGCACACCGTTGCAAGCGGCGGGCAACAAAACAACACGACTGGCAACAGGTATACAGGCAACGCGGACGGCATCAACAATCTTGCATCACAGACAACTGGATCCGCAGGAAGCATTGAAACACGTCCGCGTAATTTTGCGCTCATGTACATTGTCAAGACTTAATGACACTTGAGAAATGGAAGTCATTCTTTAAATTTGCAAGTTATGTCGCACACAAACATCCAACACTGTTCCAAACTACAAATGCAGATGTTTTGCGCGAATACCTTTCATTCCATCAGCTTCACGGAAATCTGTTTATTGCTGATGGAGCGTTTGCGGTCATTCATCCAATCATTAACAAAGAAGATGAGTTCGATTGGACTCAACCAAAAAGCAATATTTACAAAATGGATGTGCTTTACTCTGTCAGCAAGGACGCATTTAAGCAACTGTTGCGCGAGATTGCTAGAGCTGATCGTAAGATGGAAAAAGTATACGGGTTTCGTAGAAACAGGATCATTGAGTGGAATGTAGCTTTAACTAAACGATTTTTGTATGGGAAAGAAAAAAGCCCCCTCGCCTCCAGCGCCAGTAACTAAGAGCTATGCTGAACAGCTTCAAGAAACACTTGCAGCGCAAAAGCAGGTTGCCCCAGAACTTTTTGCGCTTAGTCAACAATACATCCCAAAGTACGCTGACCTTGAATCACAGGTAGCCACTCAGATAGCCCAAGCTGACGTTGCTCGCACGCGAGGATTGCTGCCTGGATATACTAGCCTTGAGGTTGATTATGCCAAGGCAAGACAAGAAGCCCAGCAGCGGGCTCTAGAGCAGCGTGGAGCAGGATTTGTTGGCGCATATCAAGCTGCCGGGGGCGCGCAAAACTTGCTTGCTGGACTTCGCAAGTACGCAGAGCAACAACAGGGGCTAGGTGGTGAGTTGTCACCTGAAGAGCAACGTATGCTCGATCAGCAGGCAAGGGCCGGGTATGCTGCCCGTGGAACTGCGCTTGGTGGTCAAGCAAACCTTGCAGAGATTATGAACCGCTATGCAGCTCGGACTGGCCGTGAACGGGAGCGTCAGCAGTTTGCCGCACAGAC